AGAGGCTTACAAAGACGCAATTTACCAAGTTTGTTTGATTTATATTAATAATGCTTTAAAATCATATAAAAGTACCGTCATACAAGAATTAATAAAAGGCGGCGAAACTAACTTAGCAAACATAATTAGGAGACTTTAGATGGCAATATCATCAGCTTTAACAACAAGTTTTAAAAAAGAACTTTTACAAGGAGTTCATAATTTTGCATCAGGTGGCAATTCATTCAAACTTGCTTTATATGCAGGTGCGACTGCCTCTTTGGGTGCAACAACAACTGCATATGCTACAAGTTTAACCGGTCAAATTACTGGAACAAACTATACAGCAGGGGGCGCGGCTCTAACACCTGGTATAGCAGCACCTTCATCAACAGGTACTACAGCTTTTGTAGACTTTGCAAATTTAACATTTTCAACAGCAACAATAACTGCAAGCGGTTGTTTAATTTATAACGATACAAACTCAGACAAATCAGTAGCAACAATTAGTTTTGGTGCTTCAAAAACTTCGACTGCTGGAGATTTTACAATAGTATTTCCAACAGCAGGAGCAAACGCAATCATAACGATAGCATAGGGGTAAGAACCCTATGTCTATAGATACAGGTTGGGGCAGAGATAGCTGGGGATCAGGGCCTTGGGGTCAGCCAGCAGATATAGAAGTTTCTGTATCTGGCTTATCAGCTACATCCGCACTCGGCACAACAGGGCAATCAGCCGCTGCAAATACACCAGTTTCTGAACAAGGAGCGACTTCTGCTCTAGGCACATTATCTTTTATAGGTAAAGCTAACGTACCAGTAACTGAAAGAGGAGCTACAGCCTCTTTAGGCACTATTGTTGTTCATGAAAATGAAAGGGTAACAGTCTCTGGACTATCAGCAACAAGTGGACTAGGCTCTGTTTCTACTGTAGCCAAAGCAAATGTCTCTGTAAGTGGCCTACAGGCAACGGCAGGCTTAGGTTCTGTTTTAATTTGGTCTTTGGTTGATACAAGCCAAACTCCAAACTATAATGAGGTAACAACTACACAAACACCAAACTGGACAAGTTTGTAAAAGGATAGAATATGGCAACGTATGTAAATAATTTAAGACTCAAAGAAATAGCAACAGGTGATGAATCTGGAACTTGGGGGACATCAACAAATACAAATTTAGAATTAGTTGGAGAAGGCTTAGGTTTTGGCACAGAAGCAATCACAACAAATGCTGATACACACGCATCAACCGTAGCAGATGGCTCTGCAGATGAAGCTAGAGCTATGTATATTAAATATACAGGCACATTAGATAGTGCTTGTACTATAACAATAGGACCAAACACATTAAAAAGAGTACATTTTATAGAGAATGGAACATCAGGCAGTCAAAACATCATAATAAAACAAGGTTCTGGATCTACAGTAACTATTGGTCCAGGAGATGTTAAAGTAGTTTATTTAGACGGAGCAGGCTCAGGGGCAGCGGTAAATGACGCTTTTGCAAGTTTATCTACAGTAGATTTAAAAGTTAGTGATGATTTAACAGTTACAGATGACGCTTCTGTAGGTGGTGACTTATTAGTTAGTGGTGAGGTACAGACTGCGAATATAGGTTTTACTGATGGTGATAATGCCATCACTATTGCAGATGGTGGTGGTATTACTGCCGCTAATGGTATTACATCAACAGCCGCATCAAATTCTTTTGGAGCTACATCTTTTAATGACGCTAACATAACAAATGTAGGTGATATTGCACTAGACAGTTTATCAGCAGATGGATCTAGTATTTCAATAGCTA